GTAATGACAAGCACGCACGTGTAAATGCTGTTGCACCTTTATTTGAATCTGGTATGATATGGGCTCCTGAGCAAAAATTTGCTGAGGAAGTCATAGAGGAGTGCGCATCCTTTCCATATGGCGATCATGATGACCTTGTGGATTCTACGACACAAGCAATTATGCGATTCAGGCAGGGCGGTCTGATCGGTCACCCTGAAGATTACGTAGACGAAAAGGCAGAGAAACCTAGAAGAGTATATTACTAATGAGAAAAAAATTTAATTCAGGCAGTAAACCAATTGTTAGAAAAATAAGTATGGATCCAGAAATGGAGAAAGCAAAACAAGAATTTAAAAAATTGATAAATTCTTACAAAGACAAACCACTTGATGATGCAGCTGTTAAAAAAGGCTACAAAATATTTACGAAAAAATAATGAGTATATTTAAAGCATTTTTTGGTTTAGGTAAAATACCAAAAGTAATCAAATTTTTTGAATTTGAGTCTTTTGACGATGTTAACAAAACGGCTGGTGCAATTGCAGCTATAAAAGATCAAGTTAGAGAAGGTGGTTTACAACTTACAAACTCTCAAAAAAAATTTTTGGATGATCAACAAAAACAAATTGAAATGGTTTTTGAAAAAATAAATAAACCAATTGATGAAATGACAGGAATTAAAAACACAGAGTCAGCAAAAATATTTAATATAAAAGGAGAAGAACTAGATCCTAGCAAACCTATCATAGGTGGTACGCAACAAGGTAAAACAATAAATAGAGAATTTTTTGAAAGAGATGCAGCGGCTAAAGAAGTACAACAAAGAATAGACTCAGGTGTAGCAGCGACTGTAGAAAAAATGTTAGCAATGGAACCTATTGATGCAATGAAAGAAGCAAATTTAGTTATTGGTAGAAAAGGTCCGTATAAAAATTTAACACAAGAAGATGCTAAAAAAATATTACAAGACACAGAAGATCATATTTTTGAAAGAAATATAAAACCTAAAGAAACAGATATGGATTTTGATGACAATGATTTTGCAGAAGGTGGTCGTATTGGTTTTAAGAAAGGTATGGACAGAAGAACGTTTATGAAATATATGGCTGGTCTTGCATCAATACCTGTTGTCGGTAAATTATTTAAAGGTGCAAAAGTTGCAAGCAAAGTTGCACCTGTTGCAGAAAAAGCTGTCGGAGCTTCATCAGGTCAGCCCCCAGCGTATTTCTTTAATTTAGTTAAAAAAATAAAAAATTTAGGTGATGATGTAAGTAAACGTGAGGCCATGAACGAGAGAGAAGTAGTTACGAGATACAAAGACTATGAGTTAACAGAGAATCTTACAACAGGTGAAAAAACAATTCAAAGAATTAAAATAGATGATACTAATCCTACATACTACGATGAAGTTTTAGCAGAGGAGACTTACATGAATTATAAACCTGGAAAAGGTCAAGCTGATGAAACTACAGGAGGAAAAGTAGCTGATGAATATACAGAGGACACTTCGTATATAAGAACCAGTGGACCACAAAAAGGCGATATATATGATACAGTTGAAGGTGTTGCTGATGATGTCATTGAAGAAGGAACTGTGTTTGAAGACAATATTACAGATTTTGCAACTAAAGAAACTACAAAAACTAAAAAAGCAGACGGTGGTAGAATTGGTTTATTTGCAGGTTCATTAAAAGGTGGTGGAATTTTAAGAACTATAATTAAAAATCTAGCAAAAGAAAAAGGTGTTAGCCCATCAGAATATTTAAGAGTTGCAAATTATAAAGCATTACCAGATTCAGCTAAAAGATTTATGTCTGAAGCTGAGTTTTTAAAATTAAAAGAAACAATGACGGGTAAAAGAATTGAAATGGTAGAAAATGTTAGAGATATGATTCAATCAAGATTAGCCTTTGATAAATCAAAAGCCGACTTAGCAGCGTCTATGAATAAAGCTTCTCCTGGTTATGGAGATCAAGCTGTTAAAATGATGTTCCCTGAAGGATCTTTTAAATCTCCAGTGCCAGCAGGAGCTGGTGAAAAAGATGTTATGATGATGGAACAACTTATCAAAAACCTTCAAACAAAAGGTAGAAAAGAAAATGCATCGGGTGGTATCGCAAGAATGCTAGGGGAATAGCATGGATGAAAAATTTTTAAATAAAATTGTAGAATTACAAAATTTATTTGACGAAGGTGTAGTAACCACAGCAGATAACATACCTCAACCAGAACCAAGACAAGATGTTGTAGATAGAGAAACGATTAATAGATTTATGAGAGACAATCCACCTGGTATGGCCGATGGTGGTATGTTAGTTAAACCAAGCGCTGATGGATCTAGACCAGGGTACGCTGCTACAAAAACAGCAACAATTAAATCTAAAAAATTAAATAAACACAAAGATAAATTAATAGAACAATTTAATAAAATTGTTTTAAAAGATTTTGAAAAAGAAGATTTATCTAAAACAAAAACTTGGAGACAGTTTTTAGAAACTAAAGATTTAAAAGGCGGTAGTATAGGATTTTATGAAAACATGAACCGTGAAGGGATTAAAGTAATATACCCTAGAACTAAGAGAGGTGAACTTGCAAACATATTAATTGAAAGAGCTAACAATGATTTAAAACACACTGAATGGATGGATATTCAAAAAAAAGTATCACCACAAAAAAGAATTGATTTAAAATGGAAAGATTACATAGAAAGATTAGACACTAAAGCAGACAAAGTTAACAAGGCTTTTGATTATTTGTATGATAATGATATAAAATTAAAGACACCAAAAAATTTAACCGGTTTTGATGTTTATGAAAGAAGTCTTTTAAGAAATGTAATTTCTGATCTTACAGGAGTAAAAAGTAATAAAGTTATAAGAGCTGGTTTAAACAAGAACGATGCTTTCATTAACAATAAAGATTTAATAGATTTTGCTGCCACAGGAAAATTATTTAAGGAAAGAGAAGGAAATACTTTACGAGAAATTTTAAGCACTGCAGAATATAGAAAAGGAGGTAATATTGAGTTTTCTTCAGATATTAAAAGATTTACCAGAGCAAATAAAAATGTTTTTGATTATGCTCTTAGAAATTTTAATTATCATCAAAAATATAAAACAGGAAGAGGCACAATAACTTTTTATGATGCAAAAACAAATAAACCAATTGATTGGAATGCTGTTCCTTTAAATGAAAATGGTTTTAAATCTTTAAAACCTAGTGATGTTTATTTTATAGATTCAACTCAACAAGGTCCAAAAACTAAATGGACTTTATCTACAATTGATGCAGATAATGAAAAATGGAGCAGAAATAAAAAAACATCTGGATTATTTGATGAGGTGTTTCAAGCAAAAGATACTTACGATAAACTACTTAATACACAGGTTACAGACCCACTAAATCCAAAAGGTAAAAAAATTACTTTTAAAAAATTAATGGAAGAAGTTTATCAAGTAGGTTTTGATAATTTTGGTAATCCTTTTTCTATAGAACATGGAAGTGGTGTTTCAGAAAGACCTTTTAGCAATCTTAGTATAGCATCACAAAGAGTTAATTCTGCACTATATCACTTAGAAAGAAATAAAAATTTATCTACAAGTGAATTAAATGCAATTAGAAAACAATTAAATAAAGGAGTGTTTCCAACAAAAGTAAAAAACACAGATTTAAGAATTAAAAGAATAATTGATAGCACACAACAGCTACAAGAAGATGTTTTAATAAAAGGTAAAAAGTTTACTTTAAGTGAAATACAAACACAAATTGCAACATTAAGCTCTGATCCATCTTGCTCTGTATTTAAAAAAGGAAGAGTAGGTAAATCTGGTGGAGGAGATTTTGCTAAATTAAATAGTTGTGTTGCAGGTGGAGTAAAAGCAATAAACGAAGGAAAAATACCAAACGAAAAAGCAACTGATTTTTTAAAACTTTTAAAAGGTGGTTCAAATGTTGTACGAAATGTAGCAAAATATGGTGTGCTACCAGAGGCTTTTCTTTTTACAGCAGATACATTAGCTAGAACTGCTCTGGGAGATACATGGAAAGAAGCGGGATTACGGGCATCTGATTATATTTTACCTGGCGATCAAACAAAAGAGGCAGACATTGCAAAAGTTTCTAGAATTTTTAATGACAGAACTGGTGAGCTAGTTGGTAAATCAATTGATTATAAAAACGCTGTAGCTAGATTAAATAATCTTAAAGCACAAAGAGAAAATCTTGAAACAATAAATGTTCCTTCTGATTTTAATTATTTCGACAATACATCTAGTATTAAAAATTTAGATGCTACCATTGCTCAAACAGAAAAAGATTTAAAAACTAAATTTTTTGTGCCATTGGAGCAAAGACTTTTTGCAGATCGTAAATTAGATGAAGCTTACGATGAAAGTATGGCTGCATCGGATACTATGAAAAAATTAGGAGCGGTAAGAGAAACTGCAGAAGCCATGAGAGATACAGAGGATTTTTCAGGATTACAATCAGATGCACAGGCTCCAACTTCTCTTAACCTAGATCCTAGTTTGCTTCCTAGTTTTAGGAATGATATGGAAATTGCTAATTTGTCAGAAGAAAAAATTAGAAGATATTTTGAAGAAAGAGGTGAATCACCAGATGAATTTTTAGAATATCAAAAAGGTTTTCAAAATTTAAAAAAATTACCTTTATCCAATCTTGCTCAACTTTATGGCGATGAACAAATATATGGAACGCAAGGTGCAAGTGCATTGGGCGAACCTTTAGCCGAGGGTGGTATTGCAGGATTATCTGGTGGAGATAAGTCAGGCCCACCGCCAGAAAGAGGACCCAATTCAGAAGGGTTGTCATCATTATTAAAACGTGGTACTAACATATAGGAGTATAAATGGCAGATATTGATAAAGGACTCCCGAACACTAGAACCGAAATCAAAGTTCCATCAGCAGAGGAGCTAGAAGAAGTTAACGTTCAGGAAGAGATACCAGAAAAAGGACCCGTAGAGGTCATACCAGAAGAAGACGGCGGCGCAACAATAGACTTTGAACCGGGAGCTATAAATATACCTGGAACAGAAAATCACTTTGATAACCTAGCAGATATTTTACCAGACGACATCTTAGATCCTATCGGTAATGAGATGGTGCAAAATTACATGGATTACAAAGCGTCAAGAAAAGATTGGGAGCAGTCTTACAAACAAGGTTTAGATTTATTAGGATTTAAATACGAAAACAGAACAGAGCCTTTTCAAGGAGCAAGTGGTGCAACACACCCAGTATTAGCAGAAGCAGTTACACAGTTTCAAGCACAAGCATACAAAGAATTATTACCAAGTGATGGACCTGTAAGAACACAGATCATAGGTGTAAAAAATACTGCAACAGAACAACAAGCACAACGTGTAAAAGATTTCATGAACTATCTTGTGATGGATCAAATGAAAGAATACGAAGAAGAGTTTGACTCAATGTTATTTCATTTACCACTTGCAGGATCTACATTTAAAAAAGTTTACTATGATGTACCGCTAGGTAGAGCTGTATCTAAATTTGTACCAGCAGATGAATTAGTTGTGCCATACACAGCAACATCAATTGAAGATGCAGAAGCTGTTATACATACAGTTAAGATTTCAGAAAACGAATTAAGAAAACAACAGGTCAGTGGTTTTTACAGAGATGTAGAATTAGGTCCACCAGACAATGTTGAAAGAAATGATTTAGAGAAAAAAGAAAGAGAATTAGATGGCACTAAAAAAACTGGTAAACAAGAATCAATGTATACTTTGTTAGAGTGTCACGTAAATTTAGATTTAGAAGGTTTTGAAGACACAAACTCTGAAGGACCTACTGGAATAAAATTACCTTACATCGTCACTGTTGACGAAGGTAGCCGAACAGTTCTTTCTATCAGAAGGAACTATGCGCCCGATGATCTAAAGAAAAATAAAATCCAATATTTTGTCCACTTCAAATTTCTGCCAGGACTAGGATTTTATGGCTTTGGACTCATTCACATGATTGGCGGATTGAGCCGTACAGCAACGACGGCTCTCCGTCAATTGCTAGACGCAGGAACGTTAGCGAACTTACCTGCAGGATTTAAACAAAGGGGCGTTAGAGTTAGAGACGAAGCATCACCAATACAACCAGGTGAATTTAAAGATGTAGATGCACCAGGCGGTAGTTTAAGAGATGCATTCTTTCCATTACCATACAAAGAACCATCACCAACACTATTACAATTATTAGGTGTTGTTGTGCAAGCGGGTCAAAGATTTGCAGCAATAGCTGATATGCAAGTTGGTGA